CCTGCCGTGCCGTCAGGGCGGAGACGGAGCATTTGCAGCCGTAGCCGTTCGGAGGGAAGATGACTTTCCAAATATCGTGTTCCACGGGCAGTATCAGGCCGTAGTAGCGTTTGTGGCTGTCGCGCGGATGCCCGGCGGCGGAATGGTTGTAACGCAAATACGGCAAGGCTTTTTTGTTTGCCTGTATCCTCTGCCACTGTCCCGCCGCAAAGGCGGTGCGCATGTTGGTGTCGAAGATGGTTTTCAGGCGGCGCGTGCTGCCGAGTTGTACCAGTTTCGGCTCGCCGTCCAGCGGGTCGGTCATCACTTGCTCGCCCCACCATCCTTTGGCCATTAAATACGGTTTTAAACGCTTTTTAAAATCGGCAAACGCCGTGCCGTTTTGCTGCGCGGATTCGATGGCGCCTTTGACTTCGGCAAGCATATCCGCGTCCATCATCTTGGCGACGGTAAAGGCAAGGCTGTGCTGATACAGCCATACGTCGTAATGGCTGAAGCCGGGCAGGATTTTCTTAGCCTTGAAATGCTCGAAAGCGGCTTTATCGACTAAGCCGGAGAAATTGTATTCAATCCCGTCCATCGTCCGCCCCGTCCGCCCAAGCCGAAAGGCCGTCTGAAACCAAACGCTGAATCAAAAGATTATCGCCTTTGCCCAAATCAAGTTCCGACAGCTTCGCCTCAAATTCGGCGTAGTCTTTGCAGCTTTCCAACAAACCCAACACCGCTTCCATCTTCGGTCGGGCAATGGCCTGTTCTGCCGTATCGGGCGCGTTACGGGCAAGACCGTCTGAAAGGCGCAGGCTCATTTTCACATCCGTTTGCTGCGGCAGGGCGGGAAGTTCACGCAGTTTAAAATGCGATTCTTCAAAGCCCAGCACGTCGCGGTAGTATTCTTCGGTCAATACCAGCTGCCCGGCGTCAAGGTACATTTTGTCGCGCTCGGCACGGGTTTTGTCTATCCGCACCTCGTCTTCAAACTCGAACCACACGCCTTTCGGGGCATGAATCGGCCTGCCGTAGGCATTGTTGACCATGACGGCGGCGTCGACGAAATGCTGGGCGGCACGGGAGAGCATGACCAGATAGGAGGCGATGCGTTCGGCACGGTTGTTTTCTTCGGTTTCCTGCGCGGCGCGGCTGCCGGTCTCAAGGTCGCTGGTCTTGACCTTGCCCAGCAGGGTTTTTTGGATGCGGGCGTTGGCGAGGTTTTCCAGCCGTTTGAAGGCCTGGCCGTCTGCGGTGTTTTGCAGCATCTTCACATCGTCCTCGCGCTCGATGCTGACTGCGCCGCCGCCGAGAAAGTCGATAAACCGCCGCATGAAGCCGCGGTGCTCCTCGTCCGTACCGGCGTTGATTTTGGCCACCATATAGGGCTGGGCGTAGCGGGTGATGAATTGGGCGGCAAAGACGAAGCCTTTGCTGCGCAAGGCGACGGGGGCGTACAGCCGCGCGGCCGCCATTTCCCCGGCCGGGTTGGTCGAGGTGGCGCGGTGGGTCAGAAACAGGTACATCACATTGGTGTCGCACACCTCTTCGCCCGCCGTGCCCCGGTACATCAGGCTGCCGTCGCGGTAGGGGACGAAACGTTCCAACTCGCCCCGTTTACTTGATACGTTGGCGATACGGATGCCGTCGTCGCCCTGCGCATAGACGTAGCGTGCCACGCTGTAACCGTTGAGGCGCGCGTCGATGACTGTTTCCGCCAGTACGCCCATATGCTGCCGCAGCATTTTCCACAGGCGGTCTTTATCCTCTTCGGACAGACCGTCGCCGTACAGCCGCCACGGTTTGGCCAGCATGGCGGCGCGCAGGTCTTCGGCACAGGCGGCCACCTCGTCGTCGGCGTAAACCGCATCGAAGGCGTGCTGCCTGCCCACGCCGAGGCGGGCAAGCAGGGTGTCGTTGCCCGTCATATCGGCAAACATATTCGACAGTGCGTCTTCGGTGGCCGCGGTCAGGTGTTTGACGGCGGCCTGACGTTTTTTACCTTGAATCAATCCGAACATTTTTTACTCCTCAGGCCGTCCGAAACCTTTTCAGACGGCCTGACAAATTAAATGGTAAAGGGCACAACGGGGATTTCGTAAGCCCTCATGTTTTCCGTTGCGCGGCCGCTGGTCGCCGCCATCCACAGCATATGCAGCGCATCGGGACCGTCGTCATGGTCGGCTTTCGGGAAATGGCGCAACTGGCTGATTAAGGTCTTTTGGTCGGGGTTGAGCAGAATCAATCCGTTTGCCATATGCGGCTGCAAGGTCTCAATCCGCAACATCTTGTCCGCAGACGGCTTGATACCGCGCACCGGAATATGCACACCCGAACGCGCCCCGCGCTTAATCAGTTCATCCTTGAGAAACTCTTGAAACTGCACCGTCTCCACCACCCACAATACCGGCTTGACCCGCGCCTCTTTTTGGATGCGGATCACGTCCTCGATAATCAAATCGGGTAGGCGTTTTTTGACTTGGGCGACGGTTACAAACAGACGGCCTGTTGATTTCTGATAACCGCCGACCAAAATCGCCGACGGGTCGCGCCCCGCGCCCGCCTTACCCAATGACGGGTCGAGCGCGCCGTAATACACCAAATCGTCCGGCAGCTCCGACCAGTATTTGATGTTTTCGGCAAACGGCGCATCTTCGCCGCTGACCGGGTCGTTTTGGTATTCGCTGTCAAACGTCGCATGGCCGTCACGTGCACGGATTTTCATCAAGGCGAGTACACCGCGAGCCGCCCAGCTTGTTTGCGCGCCGCGCTCCATCTCGTCTTTGTGCGCCTGGTAAAACGCTTCGGCTACCGCCGCGCCGTCGTTGCGATACAGCTCTTCCCATCTGTCCCACAAATCCATGCGGTCGGGCCAACGTTTCATCGCCTTGAATTTGCGCGTACTCCAAAACGGATTATTCAGGGTGCGGCTCAACACGCTGTCGTAGTGCAAAATCGTGCCGATATAAATCACGTCAAACTTGGTACCGACCGCGCCCAACTGCAAGACGGTTTGTTTAAGCCACATTTCCAGTTTGTCGCGCTGGTCGGGGTTGCGCACCATCTCGTCGTTTTCGATATCATCAAGGATGGCAAGGTCGGGACGGAACGCACCATGCACCATGCCGCGCATTTTCTTACCCGAGCCGAAAACTTGGATTTTGACGTTGGATGCGGTAACAATCGTCCCCGCCTGCCAAACCCGACCCTGACCGCACATCTCGGGGAAGTCGGTTTTTAAACGCGGGTTAAACTCCAATTCCGCTTTGATGGCTTCCAGCATCGGATAGGCTTGGTCGATGCTGTCCATGGCGATGACGATAAACTTTTTCGCACCGGTAATGACCGTCCAAAGCGAAAACAAGCGCGTAACCAGTGTCGATTTCGCCTCGCCGCGCGGAGCGGCATCCGCCTCGTTGATGCCTTCCGGCTGTTGTAGGATTTCGGGCAGGCGGGAAAACAGAAATTCATGCAGTTCCGACTTTTCAGGCGACCTGACGTAATGCGGGAAGTAGGTATTGACGAAATATTCGTAACCGTTGACCGGGTCTAATACCTTCGCCCGACGCCCGGCAATAGCTGCGGGCGACGCATCGAAGCCGTCCGCTTCCGCCTCGATGGTTTGGCGGAGTTGGGCGGCGTATTCGGCAAGCGACTTTAAAAACTCTTTGGACTTCATGCCTTACCTGTATTTCTTTTCAATTTCCACGCCCAGCGGCTCGACCAACTCGACATAAGCCTGCAAGTGTTGCGGGTATCGCTCCTTGACCACTTCGCCGAACAATTCCAACACCTCAATCGCGGTCGCCAGTTTTGACGTTTCCGGCATCACTTTGGCGTTTGCGGCCACGGTCTTGGTAAACGCATCGGACAGGCTCGCCAGCAGCTTTGCCCGCTCCGATGGGGGCAATTCCTCGACCGATGTGTCCTGCAACATCGTCATCGTCGATTGATATTGCACCAAAAAACCCGCCAGCAGCGAGCGGCTCAAGTCTTCAATGCCGCCGCCGGCCAAAGTATGGGCTGCGCGCACTTTGTCCCAATCGTCGCCGGTCTCTTTGGCGGTACGTTTCCAACTGCGGGCGGTGGCGGTCGGAATGCCGCACATCATCGCCGCCGTCTCCAGCATCTGTTCGCCAGAAACGTACAGTCTGCGCAGCTTTTCGCGGGTTTCTTTCGGGTGCGCCATCGTTACAGCCCCAGTTTGGCGCGGGCAAGGGCTATGGCTGCCGTTACGATGCCGCTGGCCAGCGCGCCGGACGCGCCGCCGACCGTTGCCGCCGTGACGCGCGTGTCACGGTGGATTTGTTTGATTTCATCCTCCATGCCGTTTTGACGGTTGAGGATGTCGTCCTGCTTGGCTTCAATCCGCGCCAAAGCCTCTAAAATTGGGTCTTTCATGATTTGTCTGCCTTTTTGTCCAAACGGTCGCGCAGGCCGTCTACTTTGGTTTCCAGTCGTCCGAGTGCCTCCATGACCTGCTTGGCATCCGCCCTGGCATCGGCTTTGGTGGCATAGTCGATTTTGACCTTGTTGATTTCGGCCAGCAGGGTTTCGCGTTGCGTCCGTGCCTCCTTGAGGCCGTCTGAAATGCCTTTTACCCAGTACCACAGGAGGGCAATTAAAAACGATATGGCCAGCCCGAACACATACTCGACCGTAATGGGGGTATTACCTGTCATTGCGGGATGTCTCCGAATATCACACGACACTGGATGCCCGCCTCGCGGCGGTGCGAAACGACCAGGCCGCCGCCGTCCGCTTCGGCGTCAAATTCCGCCGTCAGGGCATGGCGCACCCTCTCTTCCGTGCCGTTTAAATCATCATCCGGGTATTCGACGTTGAATACCACGTCGAAGCCGCGCGTCATGCGGACGGTGTATTCCAGCCCCAGTCCATCCAGCAGAGCGGAGACGCGTAGGATGAAGGGTTCTTGTTCGCGGGCGTGCGCCAGCCCCATTTCTAAGTTTGCATGGCAGACGGACAAGGCACGCTGTACCAAATCACGGTAAGTGGTCATTTCCCCGCCTCCTGTTTGCCCGAATGGGTTTGACCGCCCGCCCACTCACGCCAACCTTGGTTGAGCAGTTCTAGGGTCTTGACGTATGCACCGAAGCGCACGCCGTGTTCCAAGAGGTCGGCCGGACTGCCCGATGCCGGAGGCGCGGGGCGTACCGGCACCTCCCACAATACGGCGGG